TTAGGATGTTATACTCACCTGATGAATTTAACATGCCTAAAAAGGGCTGTGTACATCCTCAGAATGCATTACTTGAAGAACTTATCAGTAGGTCAGACACTAAGGTCATTACTATTGATAAGTCCATCAAGTATCTTGTAATAAAAATAGACGAGAATGAAAAGGGTTAAAAGCTAGCAATAGCCTTCATGGTCGTCTGTAGGTAATTGAAAGTTGTAAATACTAATAAGCCCCAGTTTCAATGCCTTTATTACAAGTTCTGTTTTTGAGTGCGCATGCAATTTACAAAACATTCTCTCAATACTCTGAGTTATGGCTACTTTACTTCTATTAAGCCGATTTGCTATCTCTGCGTAATCGTAAGCGATAAGTACCATGATAGAGTATTCCTTTGGAGAAAGCCTTATTGCCATGGCAGTTCTTCCTGTTTAACTTCTCCACCTTTTTTAGCAGGCGCATCGGAGGGTGTGATAACCACAAACTCCTTCTTTTCTGTATCGTATGTAACTCTTTCTGCAGTAAATCCTATTAACTTCAGGTTCTCTATATTCTTACCTTCTTTGTTAGTGTATTTATCTACATCAAGTTTACCTGTTACATGGATATAATCACCTTTCTGTATGCTATTAGCAACTTCTTCAGATGAGTCTCCAAAGAATGTTACCCAGAATGAGAGATAGTTTTCATCTCTGCCTTTTTTACTGACACAAATTCTTGTGTAAGTCTTTCCATTGTCAAGTGTTTTTAGGTCAAGATAGTTACATCTGCCTATAAGTTCAAAAGTGTTACCGTTAATCATGCTGCCGTCCTTTCTGGTATTTTAAAATGTTTTTCTAGTGTCTCATCAAGCTGTTTTAGTATAACCTTACCATTTGCTATACCTTGCTTGATTTCATTTATAGCATCTTTATCGGGTTTTACTTTATATAAGATATAGTTTGGTGAAAAATTAGGATTAAATACGAAATAATCACACCAGTCTCTACCAGTTACATATAACTGCATCTGCATCTGGTCATAGTGTTCTTTGCTTATTTTGTTCGTAAGGGCTAAGTCGATAAATACACCATCTGACAGGTTCTTTATTTCAAGTAATCCATCATCATTCACCAAACCATCTGGGCTGCAACCTGTATGTTCATCGAGTTCAACAAACCCAACTTGCTCTACCTTATTACCAGTTTCTAACTGATAAATCTCACGAGCTATATCCTCCCAGCTATTGCCTCGTTCCATGTGAGCATTAGTGTATGCATTTACATACGACTCATTCTCACCTGAAGAATAGTATTCGGTTATCATCTTTTTACATAAGGTTTTCAACCCTGCACCATTTGCTCTAATTGTATTTGCGTGAGAAGCAGTAAAGTGCATTAACTTCACTCTAAACCACTCATCACTCTTTTGTTCCATATAATAAATCTTCATTAAGCTATCCCTTTTAACTTTTTACCTTTATTAGTAATCAATGTCAACAGCTTCTTATTGCCTGAGATAACCCCTTTATTTGCTTCGTAAATTTCTTTTAGGTGTATTTCATCATCCGCACCTTTTATCTGCGCTTCTAGGCTCTGCATAACAGTAACCTTTGTTTCTTCTGACATAGTATCTAATGCTTCAGGTAAATCTTCACCTGCATAGATATATAAGCCTAAACCAAACATAGCTAAGTTCTTTACTAAGCATCTCATAATAGTCTTATTAACATCAAACATAGTTGCAGGTGATACTATTATCTCTTTACCTGCTTTAGTCATAATAGTGTATGCTTCCTTTTTCATAGCTCTGTTATTAGAGTCCATAACAGGCAGCCACATCTCATAGGTTAAATCATCTGCTGTAACCTTAGTAGTAACCATATACCCTGTATTCTCATCATACATGTAAGGTATCATATCTCCGTCTTTAGTGACATATTTAACTATCTCATAGGTTGCTGACGGATAAGCCTTTTTAAACTCTGCCCAAGCATAAGTCCAACTAAGATATGTTAATTCAGTTCCACCTGACTTTTTCTTTTCTATTCTGTCATTAACATTTATGTTACTTAACTTCTCAAACATTGATGCTGTCATTACTTTCTCCTTATAACTTTGCTGCTTTTCTTATGTTAAAGTTATACAGTTCCTTTAACATTACTATGTATTCAGCTATTGACCTGCAGTTATATGCTACTGTCGGATATAACTCAGATTGTCTTAGCATTCTGTCCCAACTAAATAATGGGTTTCTTGATATATGCATAAGAGCCTGTACTAATCTTGTTACTTTGCCTTTCTTTAGGTTTCTGCTAATAATATCAATCTTTTTAAAACAGTTTTCAACTCTTGTTACTTCATCTGTTCCAAATTTAAGATTTCCGTCTCTAACAGCTCTTGTTATTTCACCACCCATACCTCGTCTTAGAGCTATGCTGAATATCATTTGAGCCGATGTTTTGTATTTACCCATAAGATTTAAGACTCTTGTGTAGTTTTCATTCTTATCTTTTACTGCATAGTATTTGAGGTAATCATATATTGACCACTTCTTCTGAGTAGTATTTAGGTCAATAATCATACTCTGGCTGTCTTCAATTACTTCATAGTCGATAGGTAAACCCATCTCTTTACAAGCTA